AATAAAGCCTTTACACTTTCATTCACTTTGAAAGCCTGTACAGTTGAATCATAAGAAATACTTTGTGAACCTTGAGAAATAGATGAAATTCCTGTTTTAGAATTTTTTAATATTTCTTTAGCTTCTTCAACCATGTACATTAAAGCTACCCTATATTTACTTTTAACCTCTTCATCTGTTAAAGGCTTATTTAAATATTCTTTAATAGCCTGTACACAAATATTTTCTATATCTAAATCTGTAAATTCCATCTATTCACCAACTTTCTTTATTTTCTTCTAAGCTGAGCAATTTCTGCTGAAGAAATTTCATATAATAATCCAGCTATACCTTTTGTTCTTAAAGCTTTTCTTCCGAAAACTGCTAATCCTCTTACTGCATCAGAGAATGAATTTTCAAGTCTTAAAGCTTCAGTTTCATTTAATTGTGCTGCATATCCAAACGCTGATTTATGTACACATAAAACTGTATTAGCTGGCACATCTTCACATTGAATTACTGTCATTCCGTTAATTGTTGCCCCTTGTACAATTCCATTAGGTAAAACATTGAAGTTGTCTGCAAATCTCTTATCCTTTGCCATTAAATTAATAAACTCTGCTTTTGCTATAACAAATCTGTTAGCCATAGGACACTTATTAGTTGATAAAATAGTTCCTAAATCAACAACAAAGTCATAAGCTTGACTAGGTTCGGTTATAGATTTTTTTGTGTCTGTTTCTCCTATTAACTGTTTGTTGCTCTTAGTTGGTATTTTAGCCATTTCTTTTAATAAATCAGTATCAATAGCTTCTTTTAGATCTAATGCTTTTTCTTGTGCTAATACTGTTAATACTGGTCCAGCTGCTTGAACCTTATCAACATCATCTAATTTAATTGCCCAATATTTCTTTTGGTCAAATGCTAATTCAATTGGAGTAGTAGTAGCATCTTCATAACTTATAGTACCTTCATAGTCTTTAACAGTCCCACCAGATA